ACCGCCACCGTCACCGCCTAACCCTGTTAGGCCCGTTGTTGGCATATCTTTGTATGTAAATTTTGTACTAACTGTCATTTTTTTCCTTTATTTCTTCTTGGTCATAGTATTCGTTTTTCATAAGAGCGTCATCAAATTTTTCTTTATCTGATTTTTTATTCTTACGAAATATAGCATCAAAGTTATTACCAAATGTTTCTAAAGGAACACTATATGGTCTTGGATTACTACCTTTTCCGCTCATTTATTTGCCCTGACCCCTATACGCTTTATGTGATCGTTTCTGAGTTTTATTCATTGACGATGTTTTTGCTTTACCACCTTGCTTGGTGCGTTTTTTAAAGTTTGTTACTTTTTTGTCGCTCATAATTCATTCTCCTTAATTTCAGGATCAACACCTGCATTCATAGTACCACGTCTAAAACTTTGACCTGTTAGGCCTTTGTCTTTACTAGTGGAGTTGCTTCTGCCACATTCTTCACATAACGAATAAAAAAACTTATGTATAACAGGTCCACCTGACCATTTATAATTTGTTTCTTTAACAGAATATTTATTTATTGTGAATTTCTTTTTGCATTTTTCAGAATCACATACCGCTAGCCCTGTTTTTGGATCAATATAAACAACAGGGCCGTTCAATTGTTTTTTCATACGTTATTTTGCATTAACATCTGTTATTGATAATGCTGATAATGCACGAGCATAATCTTTAATCATAGATGCATGGGAATCTTCAATCCAAATCACATTACTTTTGTTAATGTGTAAGGTATGATCTTGTACATACGGTGCATATGGGAACAATGCCAATTGCAAATCCCCGTCGGGTTTGATTGGATCCCGTGCCATAGTTAGATGAAAGGGTTTATTTAATGTATATTCTTCTTTACCAACTGTAATATCAGCAACAATCTCTTCACCCGAAATTAATTTTAAAATTTTAGTAGCCATTTTTTCTCCATGTCAATTACATTATAACATCTTTTTTATTTATAATCAATACTATTGGACAACTAGGGCCGAAGCCCTAGTGTTCTTATGAACCCGTTCCAGGATATTTATTCCTGCGGTTAGCCAGTCGTTGTCGTACTTCATGTACGATTTTTACAAATGCTTTAATGAATTTCATATTAAACCTCTTCTCATTAGTACAGCCATTCTGGTTTCTAGATCTTTATGATCTACAGAATCTTTCAAATACATATCAATTTCTTTTTGATATGAAGGGGTAAATGCTTTTCCAACCCATGACCAAAAGTCTTTCATTGAAGGAACATGTACTCCTTCAAATTCTTTTAGATCATTATTCATTATAGCGACCTAGCTTCTACAGGATCTTCTGTAAGCAATTGTGGTTTAGATTTCTTTGCAGGCTTTGTGCTTGCTTCGGCATCTTTAACTTCAATTTTCTTTGGCTTCTTATGTTCTGGAATAATTCTTTCCAAACATACTTTAAGCATACCATTAAACATTTCAGCATCTTTAACTTCAATCTGGTCTTCAAGTGCAAATGTACGGGTAAATGCTCTATTAGCAATACCTTTAAACAAGAAGCTTTCTTCTGCGTCTGTATTATGTACGTTGCCCTTAATAATCATCTTACCATTATCAAGTTCAATTTCAATATCCTGTCGCGCAAATCCAGCAACAGCAACTTCAATAACATAAGTGTTATCGCCAGTTTTCTTAATATTATAAGGTGGATAATTTGGAATGCTCTTTGTTAGATCATCATGAATTTTTGCCATCTTATTAAATTGATCGTCAAAGCCTACATATAGTTTGTCAAAGTCTTTGAACAGATCGCGGCCAAATACATCTTTAACAAATGTCATTTTGTATCTCCCTTTTTATTTACTATACCAGAAATCGAATTAGCAAAAGTTTCTGCAGCAATGTTCATTACATCGTTGGTAGACTTAGCAACTTGCTTTGTAAAAACACGTTGTGCTTCTACAAAATCGACTAGGGGTTTTTTAAGGGATTCTTCCTTAACATTTTGTTTGAGGAAGTTGATTTTGGCGTCTTGAATTGAATCGATAGCCATGTTTGCGTAAAACATATAGTTCTCCTATTAAGCGAGTTTATAATTTTGCTACCCCGAAGGCATAGCGTGATCCTGCTTACTGACTACAGGGGCACCATACGTTGTGCCAGCTTTAGACGTTCCCAAGGTAGTGGGACTTAAATTAGTTCGGCTTCTGGTTTATACAGCCCACACCGGTTGCTGCGTTTCCCATCCCGGGGATATAATTATTTATACAGATTACTGCTCTGTAGTTTGTTTTTTCTTACCAATATTATATTTTGTTTGGAGAGACCATTCATTTTTATCTTTAAAAGCAATTACTTTGATCTGCGATAATGGCGCCAAATCTGTAAACTTATCTTGATTAATGACCTGCACTAAACCCCAATCTATTAACAATTTAGCAATTGTATTACGTCTTTGTAAATCGTTTTCAGTTAGATCTGCAGACTTGCCATCTAACGCAAATAGTTCTTTAAAGTGTACAATAAAATATCTACCTTGTTTATGTAGGATATGACAAGATTGATATAATACTTTATCTTTTCTAGAAGCTACACCTATACGTGTAAGTGTTTCCCTGACCTTCAAAAAATCGTCAGGTTGTACAAGGGTTACTTCTAACGGAGTATATCCCGGATAATCAATGTGAAAAATATCTTCAGCCATTACGACCACCTTTTATTAGTTTTGTTCTTAAATAATCTAATTTTGAGTCGTCAAAGAGGGGGAGTACTTGGCGGGCTTTCTCTGTGCTATATCCATAGTATTCTTTAATTACTTCGATCGATTCAAGTTTGTCCGCTTTGATCCATTTGTTGAATCTTTTACGGGGCCTAATAGTATTTATAAGAAACGAAAACTGCATCTTTTTCTCAAGATGTGGGCGGGAATTCATCTCATTTGCGGGGATTACTGTGTCGTGTCCGTAAGATAGTCCTTTATTAATAATAAACGGGTTGTATTGTTTCTCAGACCAATCATCTACAATAAGGTTATCTTTACTGTAATGAATAGCATTAATGAAGTCAAAGGGTGAAATTGCAGGAGCCTTATATGGAACTTCTGCAGGTTTTTCAACAGGGGTTCCAAATAAACTCATGTTAACATCCTTATCAATCCGACTGAATCTATTGTTACCAATAGCAAGTAGTTAGCCAGCATGCCAAAAGATTTGCGAGTAAAAGCAGCCCAAGCATACATACCACAGCCGACAATCCATATAGGGTACAGAGAAAGTAAGGGCGGATTGGGGACAGTGAGAGCCATGGTAATTGAACACCCAATACTAATAGCCCAAGCAAACAACTCCACGCAAAAACGAAACTTATTACTAGTGTAATCATGTTTAATCCAATCAAATGTAGGTTTTAATAATTCAATCATTTAAACTCTACCGAGGCCATAATCTCTGTTAAACAAGCTACAAGATTAATTTCTTGGTCTGCACAAAATGCTGATTTATATTGATAGTCTGCAAGTAACAAAACAAGCTGTGGTACTTGAACCACACTATCACTCATAGTGTCATAGAACTTACGAAATAAAGTCTGTGGGTCATTGTCAATGTTATTAACAACCCAAGTACGCATCTTCTTCCAGTCTTTATCTTTAAGTGCAGCAGTGAGTTCTTGCATATTGATCTCACCCATATTGACAAGAATGCCCTCATCAATTTTGCCCGAAGAACTATAACGCTGCAATTCATTTAGAATACGACGATAATCGGGGAAGTGTTTTTCAATTACTTTAGCAATAACTTTATCATCTGCTTCTACAGACTCATGCTTGAGAATCTCAAGAACACGCTTGAAGAATGCAGCTGCAATCTTTGGCTTCTCGGCCTTTGGCAACTTAAATTCAACTACCGCAGTTCTAGAATGAAGCGGAGGAATAATACGATTCTTAAAGTTACAAGTAAAAATGAATCTACAATTCGATGAGAACTCTTCCATAAATGCTCTAAGAGCAGGTTGAGTAGAATTGGGATTCAAATAATCAGCTTCGTCTAGAATAACAACCTTCGGCTTACCACTGAATGATACAGTAGAAGCAAACTGTTTAATCTTTGTACGAAGAACATCAATACCGGATTCTTCTGAGCCGTTAATGATGATATAGTCTGTTTGTAATTCTTCACATAATGCTCGGGCAATTGTGGTCTTGCCCATGCCTGCGCCACCGCACAATAGCATATTTTGAATCTCTCCTTTAGAGAGCATTTCCTGAAAGATCTTCTTTTGATCTGCAGGAAGAATACAATCGGCTAATGTGCGTGGGCGATACTTCTCAACCCACAAAAACTCTTGTTCACGAATATCCATAATAATAACTCCATAATATTAAATTTTACGCCAAATGTCATTCTCTTTGACGTATAGCTTTCCGTCAGGTCCAACCAGTATCACGGTCCCTTAAATAATGAATTGGGATTATCCAATAAATTTTGAGGCATTCCTAAATGACTAATAAGATCATTTCTAACAAAGATACAATTGCCAGTGTGACATACTAAAGTATATCCCTTATTAGTTCCAACATTTAACATTTCGCTAAATGATGTTCCTCCAGAGATAGCACCTTCAACGTGTCGATGATGTACCCCTACTGGGGTATCGCTATTAATTTCAATAACTACAATCTTAGGATTATACCCCACAAAAGATTCCCATACATCAGAATCATATGTGTCTATATCTATAGAAAGCACATCAAAATCTTCTGGGACATCTGTAGTTTTAAGTAAATTAAATAAAGAATTTTCTTCTTCAGCAGTTCTTGCAACAAATGCAATAATTGGAATGATAGTAGGAAATTCTTTAGCAGTGTTGTGCAATGCTTCAGTCTGCGCAGGATCGCCCTCAATCATAACAGAATGCCAGCCCTGTTTTACTAGATTAAGAGTATTGCTATATATCTTGCCATCCAATGTTCCAAATTCTACCGCCCATTTAGTTAATGTAGAAGTTGGCAATCGAGTCAGAATATTAGCTATAATACCATCCTCACCATTTTGAGAATGGACATCGTGTATGAATTGTTTAAACATATTAAACTACCGAATCGGGTTCCATTGCGATAAAATATTCCAATGCCTTTGTAGCATGCTGGAAGTGGAACAATTTCTTTTTAGATACTGTTACTGTGTAGGCGTCAGGGACAATTTTAAAATTGTCTACAGACATATGGCATTCAAATGACTCGTCACTTGCACCAATTGTTTTCTTATAAGTATTTGCTGTATCGTTTTTCTTATCACCGATAGTCAATACAACTGTACCGTCTTTTGCTGTTACTGAAATTGTAGGGGCTGCTGTAATATTAGCTGCCTTCATAATCATGTTAACATCTTCTGCTGACAATTGGAATTGAAAGTGATTATCAATCTCAATAGACTTATCAGGAGCCGCAACAATTACGTTTGCGTTAGAATAGAAGTACTCAAACTTACCATTGTTTTTAGAGATAGTCAATGACTTCTCGCCAAACTCAACATCTTGATTCTCCATCAATGTCAACAATGCTAACAATGAATTTAAATCATACACCGCAACCTCAACGGGAAAGTCTTCTGCTACTGTTGCTTTAGCAAAGATGTTCTTTGCTGTGCTGATTGTAGACAAAGTCTTGCCTTTACGAATGAGAATATTGCTGTTTACCGCAGCAAAGTTCTTCAAAATTTGGATTGTTTCATTACTAATTTGCATAATATTTTTCCTTTAAACTGGATGATGTGGCACAAAATTTTCAATTGGTTCACGATGTGCCGTTGGTTCTTCAACTTCAATGTCATGTACATATAAAAGCATCAATGCATAGTGTAACACCTTTAGTAGGTCTTGTCTATTCCTTCCTGCTTTTTTTCCGTACCTTTGAACATATTTCATGACATTGCCTGCGGTGAAACCAACACCGTGTCCATTGTCAATAATAAATTCACTTGCTTGAAATCTGTTCATTGAGTAGTGTTGACCATATGTAGAATCAATATATTCTTGAAACTCTTTAATCAATTCACCTTCATTATATTTGTAGTCTATTTCCGCCACGGATAATCTCCATTATATCGTTGTTTCATTATTTCATTGCCCTGTTTAAAAAACTGGGCTTGAACCGAATCTGCTCTATTGCCTGCTCTGTAATTAACAGAATACATTCCAGTTACATTACACTCTATTTTATTATCTTTTAGTGCGTTTGTCAATGCTCGATCGACTTCAGGTTGATCGTCTGGATGTCTTGCACGTCTATACCAAATAGGTGATAGTTCTAATGCTAACGGCTTTGGCAAAAAGAAACAATTTACATCTACAAAGTAATCATTAATAACAGATTTCCAATTACCAAGAGATTCGCAATCATCGTTGCAAATAAACTTACCGTTTGAATCAACAATCTTTCTAAGAGCACACGCAAATCCGCCATCTTTAATAGTGTACATTAAGCTTTTAACATGGTCAGGATCAACCCAATTGTCTTCATCTAAGAAACAAATATAATCTCCCTTAGCCAAATAAGTAGCTGCGCCATAAATTCTATGACCATTATATTGTTCTGTGCCTGTTGGATATGGAAGAATTAGTAAATCAATATTAGGTTGATTAAGCATGTCCAGTTGTTCTGCGACTTTCATGACATGTTCTTCGCCATCTACAACAACTAAATGTTGCACATCTTTATATGTTTGTGATTGAACGGATAGTATATTTTTTGTTAAATATGCAGATCCAGTTGTTGCTGTAATAATAGTTACTTTACTCATAATTAGGAATCCTAAAACAATTGTTATGTCCGACAGCTAAGAAATTATCAAGCTCGGGTTTAATAAAATTTTGAACGACTTTTGAAGGGCCTTCGTGTCCCTTAAATGTGTTGGGGTAATTAAAATCTTCATATAAACTAGAATCATCTAAAACAAGAATGCCTTGTTGATTCAATGCATCAACACAATTATAATAATCAATTAATACAATATCATAATCATGACAACCATCAATATAGATTAAATCCCATGTTGAAGATTTAATTTCGTATCTCGCAGGCCCGTGGTTTGAAAATGATCTAACTAATTTAGGATGTTTTAGATTAAACCTATCAAAGTTTTCTAAAATATCTTTTTCATAATCAAGCTCAATGTAATTAGATTTAGAATCGCCTGCTGCCGTCAAAGGTGAAATACCTACAACATTACTACCGATATTAAAATGATCGCTTAAAAGCTGAAATAAAGAAAGTGTCTGTCCTCTATAAATTCCAATTTCTAAAACATTTTGTGGTCTATAATTTTTAAAGATATAATACCACATTGCGTGAAATGCGTCTTCACCAAATCCTCTATTGTCTTCTACAAAATACTTGCGATGTTTTTTAATTACATCTGGTAATATATTATATGAATTTTTAAATATATCATATAATTGATTGCGATCTTTTATACTTTCAATTTCTTTGACCGTATAATCATTAAAGGTTTTACTCATTTGTTCTCCCAAAATAATCATTATGTTTTTTAACTAAGTATTGTCTGTTGCGTTCATAGTTATCACCTGTTTTTATATTGTAATCAGTATCAGGTTTTTCTCGCATTGTTCCCCAATTAGGATCACTTTGATACTTTAACGCATACACGCAATTTCTATAACCTAATTTGTTTAATCTAATAGACATATCATGACAATCGTAACCACATGGGGCTAAATTATCATCATAGAATCCAGCTTCAACATATCGTTTCCATTCCATACAGGTTGGGCTTCTTACTGCAATCTCTGTTTCCATTATCTCCGTGTGACCAACCTTTGTAAAATGATTCAATCCCAGGTGTGCCCAATGTCCAAATTCAGATTCTATTAATGAAGATTCATTTAATGTATTGCCTGCTTTAGATAACTTACTACCTAATCTCATACTAACATATCCGAGATCAGTATATTCTTCAAATAATTCTTTGAATCTTATATCAATATCGTTTTCCTGTAAGATAACATCATCTTGTACTGTAAAAATTAAATCTTCAGGAGAAGGATTGCAATTATCTTTAATATAATCAAGACCAATATTTAATGATCGAATTTCGTGTACGTTATCAGCAAACAAAAATATACTATTAGGATCCTTAAATTCTTTAAGTATCTTTTCGCTTTTATCAGTACACCCATCAATAATGAATATTTTTGTGTGAGGATATTCCTCACTTACAGATAACGCTATACCTTTGTATACTTCAGCAATTAAATGTTCTTTGTTAAAAACAGGTACAATAAAAAAGCTTTTCATTTTAAAAGACCTTTATTAAATTTAAATACTTTAGATGTATTGCCAGGATTAAACCCCGCGCATTCTGCTAGTGTTGGTGGATATAGCGGCATGTCGTTTTCGTCATACCCGTTGCCACAGAAATCATATGGATTAACTAATTGTTGTCTTGTTTCTTTAAACCATCCATCGTTCATACAATGAACTATAGCATCACCTTTAACCAATGGCCAAATAACATCCCTTAAGAATATTTGATCACCCACATAATAGTTAAGTTCTTTTGTGTAGGAATTTAATTGAGTTTGTGTTTGCTCATTAAATTTACCCTTATATCCAAATGCACAACCTATAATAGGGAATTCAAAATGTGCTTGATGGTCTTTAAATGTGTGAAACTTTTTGTCGGATTCCATCCATTCATTAACTGCTCTTTGTTCTCTGACAGTAATTCTGCTATCTGAATCACGAACAATTACTATATTGTTTTCATCTTCAAACATTGCACGGAATCGCCAATACATTCCATATGAACCATCGGTCACTTCTACAATGTTAGCATCAGTTAAATTTGCGAATTTAGTTTTGTCATCTGTATAAATTCTAAATTCCCATCCAGGATAATATTGTTTTGCCAATTCATATTGACGATTTGCGCCAACAATATATCTAGGATCATTGCCCCAGACACTTAATGATATAATTTTGTTTACCATATAAAATTTTCTTTATAGTATTTTACAATATCTACTAAAGCTTCATTAAAATTTGCTTCAGGGTTCCAACCCAATGCTTTTAATTTAGAATCATCTATAGCATATCTAACATCCTGCCCCGCACGCTTTTCAGAAAAATCCATAAATTCTGTATAGTGGATAACATTCCAATTAAAGAATAAATCAACTAAATGTTTAGCAACAATAATATTTTGTTCCTCATAATTACCTGAAATATTGTAGGTTTCGTTAACTGTTCCAGATTCAATAATTTTTAATACTGCATTTGCTGTGTCAGATACATGCAACCAAGTTCTTCTAGGAGATCCGTTGTCATGCATGATAATAGGTCTACCTAGCGATAAATTTTTAATTGCTTTGGGAATAAACTTCTCAACATATTGACCAATTCCATAATTATTAGTTGGTCTAATAATTACATAGGGAACGTCATATGTTCTTGCCCAGGCAGTCACCAACATATCAGCTGCTGCTTTTGTTGCTGAATAAGGATTGCTTGGTTTTAGTAAATCTGTTTCAGAATGAAATCCATCTACAATATCGCCATATACTTCATCTGTACTGAAGTGTAATAATATTGGTCTACGAGCTTTTGGTATAGCTTTAATTAGTTCTAGTATTTTATGAACACCGTTGATGTTACTTCTTAAAAATACATCCGAACTAACAATGCTGTTATCGACGTGTGTTTCAGCTGCGGTATTAATAAAATAATCGCAGTCGTGAAGACGGTCTAGATCATTAATATCCAATTCTAAAAATTTGAATCTGGGATATTTTAATAATTCAGGTAAGAGATTTAAATTGCTTGCATATGTTTTACTATCTATTCCCAAAACATGATAACCCGCATCTAAACATTTTTTGGTTACATGATAACCTATAAATCCAATACATCCTGTAACATAAACAACTTTAGTCATTATAAACTTTCAACCCATGTCCAATGCCATACAACTTTAATCCTCCATGCTCTTGCAATGTATAAAGATCAGTTGAATGGCCTGTATATTTTTCGTCACTTGTAGACTCTACTACAAATCTTTTCTCTATATTATTTATATCACAGTACATGCCTAGAAAATCACTTAGGGTAATTTTATTGTGGTAAACACAATCAACTATATCACCTACCAGCCAATCTTTAGTACCAAATTTATCAATAGAATATTCTATGACATTATATAAATCTTGAACTGAAAAATAATCGAATAGTCTATCATTCTTTATTTTAAATTCACCTTCAGACGCATTATATTGTTTTAACAATCTGTGGCTCGGTTCGCCTTTGCCAAAACATCCAAACAGTCTTAATGTTAAAAATTTAGGGCCAAAACATAAACTATTAATTAGTCTTTTAGAAAAAGCATACGCATTATTTTCGTCACCCTGCAATTCAATACCCGATCCCAAATTTATAAAAAAATTAAACTTGTCTTGATTTGTGTAAAAATTATAGAAGAATGCCATATTTTTGCCGACATTTTGAGCATTGTTTTCATGCAGTTCTGTCTTGCCACCAAATGTTAAACAATTTATAATAACATCTGGTCTAATAATGTCTAACATTTTTGTAACCGTGTCGTTATCTAAAATGTCTATTTCATTCTTATGGATAGGTATTACTTCATGTGTTCTGTTTAAAAGAGGTGCTATATATGATCCAATGAATCCGCTTGCACCAATAATCATTACTTTATTCATAAATTAATAACCATTTCTGTATTCAGTTCTTCGTCACTTAAAAAAGGAGCCATATCATGTAGACCACATTGTTTGCCATCTTTTAATGCTTGTGCTGGAAGTATATCCTGTTCCTTTACGCTAATACATTCAATTATTATTGGACCGTCGATCGCTAATAAATCAGATAGTTTAGATAAATCTTCAAACGTTTCTAAACAAATATAATCTAAACCAAATGCATCAGCAACATCTTTAAATTTAGGAAACCACAACCCCGATTCATCGCTTGTACCATATACTCTACCCTCATAGTATTTAGTTTGAGTATTTTTAATACTAACATATCCGCCATTATTTAATACTATAAACTTAGTATTAGTTTTATTTTGTTTAACTGTAGCTAGTTCCTGTATATTACTCATAAAACTACCATCGCCTATAACAGCAATAACCGTACTGTCTGTATTGTATGATACGCCTATTGCCCCAGGTAAACTCCATCCCATATCCGCCTGGGCGTGACTCCAAATTAATTTTTGATTTTCTTTTAATTTATATGCCACGGGACCTGCATAATAAATTTGACCAGCATCGCCTACAAAAATATCACCAGGTCTGCTATGAGCGTTTAACGCATCTATTACTGCATAAATGGTTAGACCTTTACTATCATCGAGATATTCTTGTTGCATAGTAGGCCACTTGTTTTTCCAAGACTGACATTTAGCTATCCATTCTTGTCTATTCATAGCATGGCTCCAAAAAATTCTTTAAGATCTACATTAATAGGTTTATCAATTTTTACAATATCTTTTTTAAGTTCATCTGAGTCAATGTCAACAACAATTTTATAACTCCCAGGGCTAAACTGCTTTGGATCATAACCAATTGCGCTTCCGGGCAAACTACTACCTAAAACTAATAATAAATCTGCGTTGGTTATTGCAAAATTACCAGAACGAGAACCTTTAATTCCTATAGCGCCAATACTTAAAGGATGATCTGTAATAGTATAATCCACGCCGCCGAATGTACTGACAAACGGAATCTGATATTTCTCAACAAACTGCACAAACTCATCTACGCATTTTGCCTGGCGAATACCATATCCTGCAAGGACTATTGGTCTTTTTGCTTCATTAAGTTTTACTTGTATATCAGCATAATCAAAAGACATATTAGATTTAGAAGGAGGAATAAACTCCTCATATTCAGTAGGCATTTGTGCTGTTTGTATATTTCCGGGTATATCTATCCACACAGGGCCAGGACGACCGTCTTGTGCAATATATAATGCCTGTTGTAAAATCTTAGGAATATCCTCAACTTTAGTAACAAACTCTGCATACTTAGTTATTGATTTGTATATGTCAACTATGTGATGTTCTTGTATTCCGTATTTGCGAATATTAATACCTTTGGTACGATTAATATGTCCAGAGCAAGTATCAATTCTAACATTACCACTAATAAACACTAAAGGAATACCATCGTGCCAAGCATTCAATACACTAGTAGCACAGTTTGTTCCTGCACACCCCGTGGTGGGATTAACCACAGCAACTTCTCTAGTTAATTTTGCTTCGCCTATTGCAGCGTGAGCTGCACCTTGTTCATGATGGAAACAACGGTAATTAATTTTACCTTGTTTAATAAACCCATCATTAAGCCCCGAAGCCCCTCCACCCATGATGCCATAAACATTCTTGACGCCATAGTTCCACAGGTATTCGGCTATCCAATCGCATACTCTCATATTTTTCCTAGGTAAATAAACTCATAAAACTGTCTACAGTTTCTCCGATGTAGGCAATTTGCTCAGGGGTAATAACAGGACTTGTACCGTGGAAATAAGTATTAGTCATTGTCATTGTAGCAACAGGAAAATTATCTCTTGCATCCGCAGGATTCATTAAATGAGAATATGCAGGCTGTAGCATAATATTCCCAGCAAAATAAGGTCTCGTCTGAATTAATTTTTCTTCTAAATAGTCTACAATGTCGCTACGCTTGAAAGGAGATCCTGCACGAATTGTTAGTGGAAATGCGAACCAACTTGGGTCTGAGTATTCTTGTGCTCTTGGTAGATGAAAATACTCCTCGTATTTGCTGTAGATATCAAACAACAAACCATAATTGCGACGACGTAGTGCATGAATAGTCTCCAATTTTTCTAGTTGAACCAACCCCATTGCACCTTGCAATTCAATAGGCTTAAGGTTATATCCAATCTCATCATACACATATTTGTGGTCAAATATTTCACCTGGCATTTCCGGAATCCATTCTTGAAATCTCTTGCCGCAGGAACCACATTTTAATTTATTAGCTTCGGGTCCTACGCAATAACAACCGCGTCCCCATTCTCTAAATGAACGAAGGATAACTTCTGTCTCATATGATTTACATGCTACAAACCCGCCTTCGCCCATTGTCATATGATGCGCAGGATAGAATGAGCAAGATGCCATTTCACCAAATGATCCTAGTGGTTGACCACCATATGTGGAACCTAACGCATCGCAACAATCTTCTAATAAAATCAAATCATACCGATTAACTAATTCCATTACCCAACGCATATTAGGGGGATTGCCTAACACGTGAGCAAATGTAATAACTTTAATATCATGTTTCTTAATTAATTCTTCTGCTCTAGTTAAATCTAAATTAAGTGTGTCTAATTCGATATCTAAAAATACAGGCTCAAACCCTACTTGCAATGTAGGATTTAATGTTGTGGGAAAGCCTGCAATAGGCATCAATACCTTTGTACCTTTAGGCAAGTTACGACCACGCTTAGATGTAAGCGTAGACATCATTAATAGATTAGAACTTGATCCTGAATTAGTAAGTATACCATAGTTCTTTTGGAATTGCTTAGGGAATTGTTTCTCAAACTTTAATGATTGATCTCCCATTACAAGCCAGCCATCTAATAATGTAGATACCGAAGCCATAATTTCGTGTTCGTCAAAATAAGGGCCAGCATAATTAACAAAGTCTTTTCCTGCCACCCAAGTCTTTTTGCTGTTTTTCTCTTGAATAAATTCAGCAACACTTTTAATAATATCTTGTTTATTCATTTTTTCCAGTATGCGTAGTTAGTTTCTAAAAATTTATATTTGTTTCTGTTTACGGGTTCATCTACTTCCAATGGATATCTCCAATGTTGATTGTATAATTTTGCCCATGATCTGTAACCATTCTGTGCTTCAGGCGACCAACGATATCCCAATATACCAAAGAACAACTGATGAACGCCCCCAGTTTGTATTCCTACTTTGCCTTGTTGTTTAGCATGTTCTGCATACATAGGAGAAGAAGTTGTTGATCCTGCAATTAATACATCGTAGTCATATGTATCAATCTTTGCTTTTATATATTCAACAGTATCTTCCCAAGTATTGCATCCAGGATATTGATTAGGATCCATAACAGGGTGATACGGGGATTTAATAACATCTACTAATTCAAATGGTGCGATTCGGTGCTTATTCCAACCCCAAATATTGTCTATATTTTTCCATTGATGTTTAATTGTTTCTGCATGGGTAGAAACAACTAATACCTTTTTATCTTTTAAATATGTGGGCCAAGGTGTATCTAATTGATGCGCTCCATCCACATTTAACAATGCACATGGATCAAGAACTAATATACTATCATGCCCATAGAACTTAGGCTTCTTACCAAATAAATTAGTAAATTCTGTATTACGTTCTATTTCACCTGATAGGTCAACAAACCCAAGAATATCACAATGTGTCATTGATTCTAATGTCTTAGGTATAACAACATCATATGCATAATCCATCACATTGGGATACACACCACCTTCAACTAAAGTATTTTCATTATAAAATTCTCTAACAGGAGTAGTATTTTTCTGCAAAGAATCTAATACGTATCCCATTGTATTGTCAATACGCAATAACGAAAACGGTTCATTTGCTTTAAGCAAATCACCGATTAGTTCATTTAATTGAGAGAAGTTATGTGTCATGCGTAATATTTTGCCAATTGTTCTTTATCTTGTTTTATGCTTCTAAATGCTTGCTGAATATCAGTAGGCAAAGCTGCGTATAAGGAATACATCTCAATTTCAGCTTGATCTTTATTATAATTGGTTCCGGGCGGATGGTCAATAGTATATCGGTAATCTCGGATAACTGGTCTTTTATTAAGATAGCCTAAAGCAGTATAAACAATGTCAAAACTCCAACCCATCTTATATGGTGCAAAATCCACACCTCTGTTATTAGCTTCATTGATTATGTCTTTATGAATAAACCAGCAAGTACAGTCTGGATTAGCAACCATTTTATAATGGGGTTCATCTAAATCAAAAGATGTAAGATCAGTTCTGTCAGAACTATACCAGGTATAATCTACATTAGGAGCATAGATACCCCAATTATAAGTATCAAAACATTCTTCAGCGCCAGCATAAATTTCAGCCCAATTACTATATGAAGCATCTGCTTGAATATGGAACATTGCGTCGCCGTCAAACAATTCAAGCGCTTTCAAAAATTGTGCAGTAAAATAACTTTCCTCGCCAATATTGTGCCAATTAGGATCGTCCTCACGGTGATTGTCGTCACTATTAATAACGACAGGCACGACCCCAATGGCACTCAGTTGTTTTTGTTTTTCTTTTGTTTTTTCATACTGTCCGCGCCAGTTGAAAATAAATGTTTGTATTTTCATCGTTTAAGAATTTTATTGTAAACAACAGCATCAAACCAATTTAGAAAATTGTCGAGCATTATGTATGAAGGGGGAATTCCGTTTCTAAACTTAGGAGCATTTACCATTGCATCATATGCTTGTTTATTGCTATCCAAATATGCAAGATGTTTAATTACATCATAATAGCTATCAAAGTCATGCACATTAACGAATGCGTCGGGATTAAAATCAGAACTTATTGTTTCGCTTCCCCAGTAAATAGGAACAGTGCCTGCATAAAATGCATGTAGAATTTTCTCTGTTACATACCCCGGGTGTGAGTATGGTTCAAAACAAATATTAAATTTTCGTTTAGATAGAAATTCAATCTTAGCAGCTTCGCCAACTAAATTTGCAGATGTATTATTAAACAATTTACCTGCACTATCGACATGTTTTTCTGCGTGTAACTCTTTAAAGAATTCATTACGTTCAGTGCAGTTAGGGTTTGATACTACGAAAGAACAAAAGTCTGTTTTTTCTTCAATCTTAGGATTAAAGATATAGTTAAAATCATATTTTGTGTTATGGATATTTTCCAACGCCCACATATAAATTACATATAATGGTAATCTGTAATGCCATGGTTCAAAATTATGATCGAAGCTAATAGCATAGTCACAATCAAAGTTTTCCGGTCTACGATTTTCTCCAGTATAAAATAACTTAGTACAATCTTTCCTGGAGAAATCTAAATTGCGTTTACCAAAATTATCGTCACCAAATAAAAGAATATCGGGAGTTTCTTTTCTGGTGTCGATAACTTCTAAATCATATCGAGTACTTAATAAGAATATAAAAAACGCAGCGAGATGCTCGTGTGTATCAGTAAACCCAATAGCCAGCTTTTTCATGCAAGCGCCTCATTAAGAGCCGCCATGATATTTTCGTGATCTTTTTCTGTTAGATCATTACTTAAAATAGGAATAGCTTTATAAGAACATTTCAATTTTAAGCCATTTGACATTGTTTCTTGTACATCTTCGTAATCAGGATGTTTAGTATTGAA